GATAAATTCTTTACATTATCCAGAACAGGCTGAACATTTTGCGTGGTGTGGTAGATATTCTTATCATCCTCAGTAGCAAACTCATTAATAAAGCCTGACTTTGAATCTATAACTGTTCTTTTTGCCATGTTAAAAACCTAAAAAAAGAGGGGCGATTACTCACCCCTCTTGCTACAACTTATGAAGTTGATAAGTCAGCAGCGATTCCGTGAGCCTTCTCATTTGATACTTCTAATCCAAATTCAACGACTAACATTTTCGTAATTGCATCACCAATAGTTGCGATATCAATTGTGTCAAAATCTCTTAAAAAACAAGTTTTCGCGTAGTTAGGATCAACAAATAAAGCTGATCTTGCACGACTGAAGTTTGAAGGAACTACTTTAAGTTCTCCAAAGTCACCCGCGTAGATAGCTACTGATGCTTCAACTGTATTTGCATCTACTGTTTGCGTAACAGAAGTTCTGCCACTAAAACCAGATACAACACCTTTAACGTGTGGGCCAACGACTAACATTGAAGGCTCACCACCATTTGCAAAGCAGAGTTGTTGTACTGCTTTCAAGATGGTTTCACTAAACGCACGCGCTGTACCGTCAGTTGGGGCAGCACCGTTACCAGCGCCCGCGCCATTAGTACCACGAGATACATTTGTTTCTGTCCACGTTTCAAATCCACCAGTTTGACGAACTGTAGCTGCTGCACCCGCATTTTTAGCGACTTTAGAGCATAAAGCCGTTTCCATATCGCGCTTTAAGGCCTTAGCCATAATAGCTAGTTGATGCGCCATTTCTGATTTTTTTCCCGCTGCATCAGAGGCATCTTGAGTGTTAGTGACAGTTGCATCACGGCTACTGATTTGACAGTAGTTGATTTCTCTAACCGTTGCAGTTGAAGCAGCACGAGAAAGTTCAAAACCTTCTAATTTCCCTGTTCCAGATGCAGTTGGTAGAGCTTCGGTTTGCCAGTCAAACTGGACGTTTCTTACATTAGTTTTGCCAATAGAACTCATAAATGGCGTACTCATTGGAGATATGTTGTAAATTATGTCAGACAACTGTTCTCTATCAGAAGTAGCAGTATATGTGTCAAAGGCGTTTGTTACTTTAGCCATTTTTTATACCTTTTTAAATAAATTGTTCAAAGACTTTAGCCGCATCTTGCACTTTGCCAGATTTAGCTAGTTTCATTTGTGCTTTTTTCACCGCAGTCATTGTCTTTGGTTTATTAGAAGTACCAGGTCTTGCCACTCTTGAAGCCGCTTTTTGGGTTGGTTTCTTTTTGGAAGCTGCCACTTGTTTGCGGTATAGCATCCCATCGCGTAAACCAAGTAACACTCGATAATCTATCACCTGATTAATTTCTTGTGCAGTAAAGCCCAAGTCTTTAATAGCATAGTTTGTGATTGCAGCTTTTTCCTTTTGAGATTTTTCTGCATCAGACCAGTGTGGAATTTTTTCAGTAAGTTGTTGGTTGCCGTATTCGACAAACTTTTGAATTTGCTCTTGCTGCTTTTGCATTGCTTCATCTTGCAATCTTTGGTTTTCAGCTTTAGCTGCATCTAACTTCTTACGTTTATCTTCCCACACATCTTTTTCACGAACATAGCCAATAGGATCAGATTCATATAGTGTTGCCCAATCTGGTTCGTTTTCTAATTCACCATTTAGACTCGCCTCTAATTGAGGTAATAACTGAGCGTAAACAGCATCTTTTTTCGCTAACTCTGCTTGCTGTTCTTCAATGCTTTTGCGTTGTTGAGACAGTTCTTGAGTTTTGCGAGTATAGTCTTGCTGACGAGAATATCCGTTTTGGAGTTCAGCTAACGTGACCTCTTGTTCTACACCATCAACTTTGACGGTATAGGCTTGAGGTTGTAGTTCTTCCTCTACTTCTGTTTGTTCTTCTAAAGACTGTTCTATCTCTTCTCCTTCTTCAAAGTCATCTTCTACTTCAGCTTCCATTTCAGCTTCGGCTTCCACCTCTACCACTTCTTCCGCTTCCATTACTTCTTCGACTACTTCTTCTGGAGATGTTTCTGCCACTTGTGCTGTTTCTGGTGCTGCCTCATCGGGAGTCAGAAATCCTTCAAGTGAAGTAACTGTTTTATCAAATTGTGATTGTAAAGCAATCGGCTTCGCGATGTTGCTCATATTAAACTCCTTCAAGTTTTTTAAAATTTTACCTAGTTATATGTAATTGTGCAATTTTTTAACTTGCGCACTTGTGATCTTCCCTCTTTCTACCAAAATGCGTAGATGCCTCTCTACCTCTGGTAAAATATTTATTGCAGTATGTAGAGTTTCACGCAAGGCTACACTATCTTCGCCTTTCGTGCTCATCCATAAAGCAACGTATTCTTGTTTTAAATTCTTAATAGATTTTTTTAATGTATCGCTGTTTAAAATTAATTCAGCTTCGTTTGAGTCTAATACTTCCTCTCTAGTTGCCATATTATCTCCTGTTTCTCCCACCACCTCTGGTGAGCATTGGCATTGCTTGCACACTATCTAGTGCTGCTTGTATGTTAGTAAAATCAAAAGGTGTATAACCTTTGACTGGTTGTGGTATAGGTGCTGGCGTTGCTGGTGGTGTTGCAAATTCATACCCTTCTGGGTCAAGATCAAACATTGCCATCTCACCATCTGTCATTGGTAATCCAGAGCCAAATACAGGTGGAGTAAATTGACCTAGACCTAAAGCGCGAACTTGAGCCGCAGCCATTTCTTCTTCAGGTGTAATTAACAAACCGCCCTCTGGTGGTGTTGCTAATCTGTAATTAAGCTCATCTATATAAGGAATACCAGTAGGTGATGGTAAGTCTCTAGGATCAGGCACTCTACCAGTCATTGCGGGTGGAGCGCGCGTAAACATTGGCTCTTCGGCTATTGGTTGCATGGGTGGGGGTGGTGCTACTGGTGGTGCTACTGCACTTGGCACTCCACCTTCCATTGTATAACCCATTGGAAATTCTTCTGAATAACCTACGCCTGGTGCAATCATACTAGGTACGTTTTCGCCACCCGCTACCGACATAGCGTATTCTAATCCTGATGTAAAAAGTGGGTCTACAATTCTTTGTGCCATGCTGTTTCCTTCTATCTTGAAATTAATCTATCTATTTTTGATTCTAAATTATCTAATCTTTTAAATAATCGTTCCATATCTTCTAGTAAGTCTATCTTAGTTACATAATTTGTTGGTAACTCTTCTCTAGTTTTGTTTAATAAAATATCAATTCTTTTTAATTCTGTAGCATTAGCTCTAATGCTGTAAATTAAAGGTGCATATATTAATGTTAAAACAACATTCCATAGAAAAAAAGGATTTATGTCCATGCTTTACCCTCGAATAGTAATGCTTCTGCATTTCTTCTCTTAGTTAATCCCTCTAAAACTTTACCGCCCGCTTTATTCCATCTTTGTATTTGCTCTGGAACGTCAGCGTACTGTTCTTTATTTAATACTTTTAACATCGTAGATGATTTTAAATTACTTGGGCCTAAATTATAAACCCATGATACCAGAGAATCGAATTGATTTTGAGTTAATGCAACAGTTACAGCATCATTGATATAACCTTCATATTCATGCAGTTCTTCATCAAGCCACGCTTCCGCTTGCGCTTGTGTGCAAGAGTCACCCATCTTGACATCTTTAATTCTGCCATAGGCAATTGTAGGTACACCTACTGCATCTTCGTAGGCTTCAAGTCTGCAACCTTCAAAATGTTTAATTAAATCAATACCTTCTTTAGATATATTCATTCTTCTTTGTTTCCAGTATTACTTGCACCAAAGTAAAAAGAAATAATAGCACTTGCAAGTCCTCCAAGGTATCCCAGGACTAAGTTAATCAATGCTTCACTGTTCTGCTCTGGAGGCTGGAGCGTGATTAGAAAGATATATCCCATAAAACCACCCACTACAGTTACGCCTATAACCCTAGATGTCCAATCTTTAGAAAACCTGTTTCTTGCATCTTGGATATCTTTAGTTTCTAGTGCGTATAAATCAACTTCTAACTCTTTCATTTTTATTTCAAAGTCAGTATCTAGTTTTTTTAGTTCAGCTAATTGTTCTGGAGTTGCAGCTTGTACTGCTTGCTCTATCTTTTTTGGAGTAGGCTCACAACCTAATGCTTCTGCGACAATGTTGGCTGCCATATTACCCATAGGCCCACCCAATGCTGTGCCGATAGATGGCGCTACTGCGCCAATAATATTTTTAATAAACTTAAATTTCATTTACCTTAACCTTTTTTCTTTTTTGGTCTACCAGGCTTTTTATATGTTCCTTTACCTCTAGGCATTTTTACTTCTCCTTTTCTTTTTCTTTTTAAATCCAGCTTTCATGTCAGCGTAGGTTTTATCAGAAATAGTTGATTTTTTCTTGGTTCTACTTGTGCCAGCTTTTCTTCTTTTATTAATATTTCTGTATAACGACATAGTATTTCCTTACCATTTTTTGCAAGACCAGTATCTTGCGCTTAATTTATCAGGGGGGTTAGTGTCACATTTATGTCTTGCTCTAAATGATTTACGTCTTTTTGGTTGGTCTTTTTTGATCGTCATATTGGGATCACCAAAACGAATTAATCTAACTGTTTCACCTTTTTTAGCTAATACTGCAAACTTCTTACTTTTGCCTGAAGTTCTTTTAGGTTTGTTATACCCACTAAATCTTTCACCTCGATAAGTTATTGCCATAATTAATGAATCCTATTTTCTTCTACATGTATCAATTCTGAGTTTTGATTTATCCTACCAATAAACATAAACATCATTTTATTTATTGCTTCTTGTTCTGAAGTTGCTGGTATATCGCTACCAATAAATACTTCATCACCCTCACCAATTTCTATCGTATAAATTTTAGTTGGTTTGTCCACCGTCAGTAAATAATCCTTGTGATTGTGTTTTAGCTATCTGGCGTAGCGTTTCTC